GCTCGATTTTTACGCGGACATATTTAGCACGCGGGGGGTAGACCATCCCATGAACAATCCCGGCAACGGTCTCCAGGTCACGTATCGAAAGACCTCAGACCTGATCGAGTACGAGAACAACGCTCGGACTCACTCGGACGAACAGATCGCCCAGATCGCGAACTCGATCAAGCAGTTCGGCTTCGTCAATCCAATTCTGATCGATCCCGGCAAGACCATAATCGCCGGTCACGGCAGGTGGGCCGCAGCGAATACCCTCGGCCTCGACGAAGTGCCTTGCATCACCGTGGGGTATCTCAACGACGAGCAGCGCAAGGCGTTGGTGATTGCCGACAACAAGCTGGCGCTGAATGCGAGTTGGGATTGGGACGTGCTGAAGTTCGAGTTGAACGCGCTCGCCGCCGCAGAGTTCGACCTGGACACGGTCGGCTTTTCCGACGTGGAACTGAAGGCGTTCTTCGGGACCACTGCCGATGATCCCCGAAAAGAGTGGAAGGGGATGCCCGAATACGTGCAGGAAAACGCCGAGGCGTTCCGCTCGATCATCGTTCACTTTCACGATCAGAAGGGGGTCGATGAGTTCATCGAGAAAACAGGAATGAAGATCAGGCCATCGACGAAATACAGTTGGTATCCCGACATCGAGATCGACAGCGTCAGGGACTTGGGCTGGTCAACCGAAGACGAGGAGGGCGCGGAGTGAAGAAGATCATCGTGACAGGCGGGACCGGATTCATCGGGCGGTACGTGGTCGAGGAACTACACCGGAACGGGTATCACGTGATTCAGTTCGACAGGCACAAGCGTGACCTGGAGAGTATCGAGACGAATGGCCCGGTCGATCTATTCGTGGGCGACGTGATGAACAACCGGGACGTGACGGAAGCGTTCGCGCACGGTCATGCGTTCGTGCATCTTGCGGCGGTACTCGGGACGCAGGAAACCATCGCGAACCCGATACCCGCAGCCGAGTCGAACCTGCTCGGTGGGCTCAACGTCTTGCAGGCGGCAGCGCAATACGAGGTGCCGGGTGTCTATATCGGCGTCGGCAATCACTGGATGAACAACACGTATTCGATCACGAAGACGATGATCGAGCGGTTCGTCGACATGTACAACAACGACCGGGGAACTTGCGTGAACATCGTACGGGCGATGAACGCCTACGGGCCACGGCAGATTCCCGCCGAGCCGTATGGTCCGGCGAAGGTACGCAAGATCACCCCGGCTTTCGCGTGTCGCGCACTGTCCGGTATCCCCGTCGAGGTATACGGCGACGGTCTCCAGGTCTCCGATATGATTCACGTTCGCGACGTGGCGACTGCACTCGTGCTCGCGATGGAATGCGCCATGCTTGGCAAGCGATTGGAGAAGGTGGTCGAGATCGGGCCGGTCGATAATTCGAGCGTGAACGAGGTCGCGAAACTGATCATCGAGATCGCCGGGAGCGAAGTACCGATCAAGCACCTGCCAATGCGTCCCGGGGAGATACCGGGATCGACGGTCTGTGCGGATACCGACACGCTCGCGCAGATCGATATGGACCCCGCGTGCCTGATACCGCTCGAAGACGGGATGACGGAGACGGTCGAATACTTCCGAAACTATCTCCAGGAGACCGGATACTCGAACCATGAGCAGTAAGAGCCCGCCACAATTTCCGATCTACATTCCGTCGAAGGGACGCAGCGAGTCTCGCCTGACAATGAAGTGGTTCGAGAAGGTCGGGTGTCCGTACAACGTGGTGGTCGAGGAAGAAGATCACGATGACTATGTCGCGTCGCTCGACCCTGATCTGGCTCGCGTGATCATTCTGGATCCGAAGTATCAGGACGAGTACGACACGTGCGATCCGGGCAGTCGCGAGGCCGGTAAGCTGGTCGGCGCGGGAGCGGCAAGGAACTTCGCGTGGGAGCACTCGATGTCGGAGGGTCACGATTGGCATTGGGTGATAGACGACAATATCCGAGGGTTCTACCGCCTGAATCGCAACCGCAAGATTCCGTTCCGTGACGCGGTCGTCTTCCGAATGATGGAGGACTTCGTGCTGCGATACACGAACGTCGCAATGGCGGGTCCGAACTACTATATGTTCGCGCCTCGCAAGCAGAAGTTTCCACCGTTCGCGACGAATACCCGCATCTATTCCTGCAACCTGATTCGCAACGACATTCCGTTCCGATGGCGAGGACGGCTCAACGAGGACACGATCCTGAGTCTCGACATCTTGAAGGGCGGTTGGGCGACGATTCAGTTCTATACGTTCCTCGCGAAGAAGATGGTGACGCAGGTCGTCAAGGGCGGCTACACCGAGCAGTATCTCGACGAGGGAACGAAGGCGAAGACGCAGATACTCGTGAACGCTCATCCAGACGTGACCGAACTGGTGTGGAAGTTCTCGCGGTGGCACCATGAAGTGGACTACAGTCAGTTTCAGTTCACGAAGTTGGTCAAGCGCGATGACCTGGAGATACGGCCGGGCAACGACAGTTACGGCATGAGGTTAAGGGACTATGGGAAGACGCGGTCCGAAGCCGACTCCGCGCAATCTTAGACTCGTCAAGGGAATAGATCGCAAGGATCGAATCAATACCGACGAGCCAGAGGTTGAGGTAACGATACCCGACCCACCGGATCATCTGACCGAGGAGGAGGCCGACAAGTTTCGCGAGATGGGCGCGAAGCTGGCACGCATGCGCGTGATGTCGGATGCAGATGTCGATGCGCTGGCTCTTTACTGCGTGGCGTTCCTGCGGATGGTCGAGGCCGATAAACGAATCAGGGAAACGGGGATGATGATCAAGAGCCCGAAGGGATACCCGATTCAGAATCCGTTCCTCGCGATCAGCAATCGAGCTCGTAAGGACTGCCAATCGATTCTAGCGGAGTTCGGGATGACGCCGAGTAGCCGAACGAGGGTGAAGGCGACGTGAGCCTCAAGACTGAAGCGCCACACGTTTACAAGGCGATTCAGTACGCAGATCGAGTCGTGGCCGGGAAGGAAGTCGCCGGTCTCCTGGAGATTAAAGCCTGCGAGAGATTCCTGAACGACCTCGACCGGGCAAGCGCGCCGTTCTATCTCGACTCCGCTGCCGCCGAGAAACCGTGCCGATACATCGAGCGACTTCGTCACATCAAGGGCGAGTGGGCGAAGCGGCGGGAGACCATCAAACTGGAACCGTGGCAGTGCTTCAACATCGTCAACGTGTTCGGGTGGATACTCGTCGAGGAAGCCGTGCGCAGGTTTCGGATGGCGTACACGGAAGTCGCCCGTAAGAACGCGAAGTCAACGCTCGCGGCAGGCGTCGGACTTTACATGGTGGACGAGGACGACGAGGCGGGTGCGGAGGTATACAGCGCGGCCACTACTCGAAATCAGGCCAAGATCGTATTCGGTATCGCTCAGGCGATGGCCCAACGGTGTCCCGAACTACCCTTAGAGGTGCGCGCTCACAACATTCATAACCTCGACAGGGCATCGAAGTTCGAGGCGCTTCACGCGCAGGGCGAAACTCTCGACGGTCATAACATTCACTGCGCGATCAACGACGAGCTCCACGCGTGGAAGAACCGAAGCGTGTACGACGTTATCGAGACCGCTACTGGTTCACGGACGCAGCCGCTGATCTACAACATCACGACGGCCGGAAGCGACACGAGCGGCGTGTGCTACGACACGCGCAGGTACATCGAGCGGATACTGCTTGGCAAGACCGAGGACGACTCGGTGTTCGGAATCATCTACACGCTCGACAAGGAAGACGAGTGGAGCGACCGGAAGGTGTGGCGCAAGGCGAACCCGAACCTGAACGTGTCCGTGTACCCGATGGACTTGGAATCACTGGCGAAGAAGGCATCGGAGATCTCCAGTCAGCAGAACGCTTTTCTCACTAAACGAATGAACGTGTGGGTCAACGCCGCCGAGGCGTGGATGAACATGCGGCAGTGGGAGGGGTGTTACGACGCTGGCCTGGAGATACAAGACTTCGAGCTCGAAGATACGTGGGCCGGAATCGACCTCGCTTCCAAGATCGACCTGAGTAGTCAGGCGCAGATATTCGCGAAGGAGATCGACGGAAAGGATCACCTGTACTGCTTCATGCGTCACTGGTTGCCGGAAGCCGCGGTCGAGGAAGACCCGAACGGACTTTACGACGGTTGGGTGCGCGCCGGTCACATCAGAACCACTCCGGGAAACGTCATCGACGTGGACAAGATCGAGGACGACACCATCGAGGAAGTGGCAGCGCCGTTCAATCTGGTCTCGCTGGCGGTCGATCCGGGCCACAACTCCACGCAGTACGGGGTCCACATGGCGCAAGAATTAGGACCGATTGTTATCGACGTGCGTCCTACGGTGCTAAACTTCAGCGAGGCGATGAAGTGGCTCGAAGCCTACGTCAAGGACGGACGCTTTCACTTCTGCTGCCCCGTACTGACTTGGATGGTCTCGAACGTCGAGGTGAAGCGAGACCACAAGGACAATATCTATCCCCGGAAAAGTGCGCCGATGCGCAAGATCGACGGAGTGATCGCACTGCTGATGGCCATAAACCGCTACCGACTGGCGCTGGAAGGTGGCTCGATCTACAACGAGCGGGGAGTCGTTTCCGTATGAATATCTTCAAACCGTCCACGTGGTTTCAGGGCGAGCAGGTAGAGGAAAAGTCAACGACGCTGACGCTGGATCAGGCGATCAAGCGATGGCTTTCGCTCACGAATACCATGTCGGGCGAACAGATCACGCCGGATACCGCACTGCGCGCTCCCACCGTTTTCGCGATCGCGACAGGACTCTCCAGGTCACTCGCCATGCTTCCGTTCGGCGTGCATCGCGACGAGTCCGAACCGGGACGCCGCAAGGTAGCGAAGCTGGACGCGCACCCGCTCGCACGACTGATGCGCACTCCGAACGCTTGGCAGACTCCCTATGAATACTGGTCGCTCGTTGCAACGCGACTCGTGCTGTGGGGAGAGTATTACGCGATCAAGGGTCAGGCCGCGAACGGAGTCATCACGAACCTGATGCCGGTGATTCCGAGTAACGTCGATTCTGAGCAACTCGGGTCTGGCCGACTCCAGTTTCAGGTAACGATGTCGAACGGCGAGTACGTGACCGTGCCGCAGGAAAAGATGCATCGCATCGTGCTGTTCTCGACGGACGGCATACGCGGCGAGACACCCGTTCAGAACTGTAAAGAGACGATAGCAATGGAGATCGCCGCCGAGAAGTTCGGCGCGGCTACGTTCGGCTCAGGCGCAATCCCGAACGTCGTGTTGCGACACCCGTCACACTTCAAGGATGCAGATGCGGTCGAGCGATTCCGCGAGTCGTGGAATAAAGCCTTCAAGAAGAAGCGCGGAACGGCGGTCCTCGAGGACGGCATGGAAGTCGAGGCGATGCAGATGAACAACGAGGAATCGCAGTTCATCGAGACCCGCAAGTTGCAGCGGTCGATCATCGCTGGCGCATGGGGCGTTCCACCGCATATCGTCGGTGACCTGGAGAGGGCAACTTTCAGTAACATCGAGGAGCAGACGTTGAACATGCTGGTCGGCACGCTTCAGCCGTACATCGAGTGCATACTGTCTGCGGTCTCGCGCGATCTGATCTCTCCCTCCGACATCGGCAGTGGTGTATTCGCGTCCTTCGATACGAAGGCGCGAGTCAAGGGCGACATGAAGACTCGCAGCGAGTCGCTTGCGATTCAGCGTCAGAACGGCATCATCAGCGCCAACGAATGGCGCGCTATGGAAGGTCTCGACGCACGCGAGGACGATGAGGGCGACGACTACATGACGCCCCTTAATTTCCGGTTATCAGACGAGGACGAGGACGATGTGGCGATAGACCAAGACGATCCCTAGCAGCGATCCCGAGTAGTCACGCTGCGCGTGACGCGGTAACATTCGCGTACCGAGTTAATCAGCGCGGCCCGAACTGAGGGCACACTATGCAAGCATTGAACAAGGGCAGAGCGTTTGCGGTTGACGTGAAGGACGTTACGTCCGAGGGGCAGATAGCGGGATACGGAAGCGTGTTCGGCAACGTCGATCAGGGCTTCGACATCGTCGAGCCGGGATCATTCGACAAGTCTCTCGAAACACGCGGGATGCCGAAGATGCTATTCGGTCACGATATGTGGGAACCGCCGATAGGCAAGTGGACGAAGGCCGGGGAAGACAAGGACGGCCTGGCGTTAGAAGGCTCACTGAACATGGACACGCAGCGCGGATCGGAAATCCACGCTGGACTAAAGATGGGAACACTCGACGGACTGTCGATTGGATTCTTGCTGAAGGACTCCGAAGTAGACAAGCGGGGTATTCGGCACATCAAGGAAGTAGATTTATTCGAGGTGTCAGTCGTCACCTTCCCGATGAACGAGTTAGCGCGCGTCGATGCGGTCAAGCAACTCGTAGACGACGGCATCTCGAAGCGCACGCTGGAACGAATACTGCGGGACGCAGGTTTCACAGGGGCGCAGGCGAAGGCTCTCATTGCAGAGGGCTACAACGGAATCGCACCCCGGGACGGGTTATGCGAACAGGAAAAGGAAGCGGAAGTGGTTCGGGACACTCTGCGATCATTGTTCAAGTAACGGAGACCAAGTAATGGACCTCAAGGAAATGAAGGCGCTCTTCGATGAAGTGAAGACCGACTTCGAAACATTCAAGGCCGCGAACGACGCGCGTCTCGACAAGATCGAGAAGGGCGAGGGCATCGCGGAAATCGTTGAAAAGCTGGAAAAGATCGAGACGAACATCGACGAGACACAAGTCGAGTACGAAGCGACCATCCAGAAGATGAGCGCGGCGAACGAACGCATCGAAAAGTTGGAAGGTCAACTCGATACGGTCGGTCTCGTTGGCGCAGACGGCAAGCCGATCCGCAAGGATCTCCAGGAATACGACAAGGTGTTCGATTCGTGGATGCGGTCAGCAGCGCAGTACGGCGGCAAACAAGCCGACCCGGACCTGACGAAGAAGCTGATCGAAATGGCGAAGGAAATTCCCGAGTACAAGGACATCGCGACGACGACTGGTGCTGCCGGTGGTTTCGCGGTTCCCGAGCAGATCGCACGCGACATCGCGGATCAGGTTCGGGAACTGTCTCCGCTTCGGGACGTCGTTCGAGTCGTGACCGTAGGCACTTCCGACTACAAGGAACTGCTCAACATTCACGGCGAGAGTTCCGGCTGGGTAGGTGAGACCGGTACACGTACCTCGACCGCCTCGCCGACGCTGCGCGAGAGGACTCCGACTGCCGGCACGCTGTATGCGTACCCGCAGGCAACTGAGGAATCGATGGACGACATCTTCTTCGATGTTGGTGCGTTCATTACCGACGCGGTTGCATTGGAGTTCGCGATTCAGGAAGGAACGGCTGTCGTTTCCGGCAACGGAACCAACAAGCCGACCGGCATTCTGGACGGCACGCCCGTAACCACTGACGACGACGCTTCCCCAGTTCGTTCGGCAGAGGTGATCGAGTACCTGCCAATCGGAACCGGCTCTCCTGTCGCACTGTCTGCCGACGCGTTCTTCGACATCGTCTACGGCCTGAAGGAGCAGTACGCGATGAACGCGATGTGGCTGATGAACCGCACCGTGACCGGCGCAGTTCGGAAGCTGAAGGACTCGCAGAGTCAGTACCTGTGGGCGCCGGGTCTTCAGGCCGGTGAACCCGCGACACTGTTGGGTCATCCCCATCGCGCTATCGGCGCGCTGGCGAACCTGACCGCAGACGCGCATCCGGTACTGTTCGGTGACTTCAAACGCGGCTACGTAATGACAGATCGCGTCGGTCTGCGCGTGACGGTCGATGCCAACATAACGACTCCGGGCTACATCAAGTGGTACGTTCGGAAGCGGGTTGGCGGCATCATCAAGGACAACAACGCGATCAAGGCCGGTAAGTTCGCAGTCAGCTAATCCCTGTTCATCCTCCAACCGAGGGCAGGCACCGAGGATCGGGTCACAGGACGTGGCTCGATCCCCACTTACAACATGATCGAGCAGCGATACACTCACGGCGCGGCAGTGTTAATCGCAGGCGGCCCCTCCCTGACTCGGGAGCAGGTCGAAGCGTGCAGACCGCTACACGACGAAGGTCAGTTAGCTGCCTTCGGGTGCAACGACGCATATCGCATCTGCGATTATCTCGACGTTCTCTACGCTGCCGACTACCTCTGGATTCACCATCACTTCGACGAAGTCTCCAGGTCTTCGATCTCGAAGCTGTACACGTCGAGGGAAGATCGCAACGACCAGTTCCCGCAGTGGACGCAGGTCACGGTCGATTCGACGGGCTACGGTTTCAGCGAAGATCGCACTATGCTATGGAGCGGCCATCACGGCGGCTATCAACTCATTCAACTGGCGTACCTGAGCGGCATCACGACGATGCTTCTGATCGGGTACGACGGAACGAGCGGAGGAAATCACTGGTTCGGGCCACACCCGACACCGGGGATGAATCTGCAAGGGAACTACGAGGGCAAGTGGAACGAATGCCACGACGTACTCGCGCAGCGCGCGCGATCCCTCGGAGTGACCATTATCAACTGCTCGCCGGGATCGCGGATCGGTGCTTATCCGCGTCTTGATTTAGCGAGCGCACTGGAGGCCATCAATGACACACCCGGAAAAGTGGAAGTACGAAAAGTGCTATGACCTGGAGACCTATCGCATGGGACCGGCGCGGCTCGCCTACGCCCTGAACGACATCGGTCACTTCAAGGCGGAGTTTCCCATCGATACGGAAGTACCAGAAGATGAAAGCCCGACATTAGCGGCAACGTATCTCGACGTTGGCTGCGGACGCGGCGAAACTCTCATCGAGGCACGCAAGCGCGGCCTCATAGCGTGGGGTACCGAACTGGTCGATGCGCTTATCGCTACCGACGACAACATCATTTACGGCGAACTGGAAGGGCTGCCGTTCGATGATCACACGTTCGATTACGTGACCTGCTACGACGTTCTCGAACACCTGATTCCCGGCCACGAACAGGTGGCACTGGATCAACTCGGACGGGTATGCCGGAAGCAGCTGATCATCAGCACGAACAATCGCCCGTCGCACCTGCCGGACGGAACCGATCTTCACATCAACAAGCGCGATTGCTCGGAGTGGGCGCAGGACATTCACAACCGCTGGCACGGTCACGCTCGCATCTTCTTCAAGAACGAGGGACACCTCGGCAACGACTGGCATTGGAGGATCGTCTTCGACGATGATCTTGCGTGAACGCATATCTCTACTATCGCCCGAACCAGCAGCATCAACTCGATGCGATGTTTCAACTCTCGAAGGGATTCATGCGGCACGGCATCACGCCGAACCTCTACCCGGATTGGAGCAACTATCAGTGCGGGGACTTCGTCGTCTGTTGGGGCGACAAGGTGCCGGCACACATCGACCGGCCTCGACTGATACTTGAGGCCGGCTACATCAACGGGCGGTCGGGCCACTACGTGGAGGATCGCCTGCTGTTCGTTTCAGCCGGGTGGAATGGGCTGCATGGCCGCGCCGATCCCCTACGGTCTGACCGCCCACCAGATCGCTGGAACTCGCTCGGCATCGAACTCAAGCCATGGAAACATGACGGCGCTTACGTCGAGACGGCACTGATCTGCGACCAGCATCCCGGAGACCAGCAGGCGGGACCGCTGAAGTGGTGGGAGCCGATTGCGGACGGGCTCATCAGGTCGGGCGTATCGAACGTGAGGTATCGACCGCACCCGCTGTTCACACCCGACCTGCCGCCGCTGAATGAATCGTTGCAAGAAGCCGACCTGTGCGTGACCTGGAGTAGCACGTGCGCAGTCGAAGCGGTCATCGCAGGCGTGCCGACGATCACTCGCAGTCAGGGTTCCGTGGCATGGGATATCACGAGTCACAGTCTGGATACTCCGCTTTATGTTGGGCCGCGGGAGCAGTGGGCGTACAATCTTGCATATCGCCAGTTTACGTCGGACGAACTGAAGGACGGAACCGCATGGGAGGTGCTTCAAGATGGGCTTACGACGAACGAGCGAGCCAACTAACGAGCCGGTGACACTCGCCGAGGCGAAACTACACCTTCGAGTCGATCACGACGAAGAAGACGATATGATTCGCCAGTACGTTAAGTCGGCTCGTGCCGCCATCGAGGAATACACTCGACGAGCGGTCATCACGCAGACGTGGCAGTTGACACTGCCGGACTTTCCGCAGGTGTATCCATTCGAGATCGTGCTTCCACTCGGGAGAGTCAGTTCGGTGACATCGATTGCGTACACCGACAGCGACGGCAACCCGCAGACGTTGACGGGACCATCGTCTGGCTCTCCTGCAGGAACCGGCTATCAGGAAGACCTTTCGTCCGACGAGCAGGCGCGACTGCGACCGCCAGTGGCAGGCGAGTGGCCGAGCGTTCAGGACGAGGCGATTCAGCCGGTCACTGTGACGTTCGTCGCTGGTTACGGAGCGGACACGAAGGACGTGCCGGACTCACTGCGAACCGCGGTGCTGTATCAGCTAACCGATCTTTATGAGTTTCGAGGAGCAATCGACGGTATCATTGGAAACGCGCGGAAGTTGGCTTCACCCTATCGGTTAACGAAATTCGAGTAGACGATGCCGGGAAAGTATCGACACCGCATGACGCTGCGCAAACGAGCGCACACCGTGGACGCGCACGGCGAAGACGTTCGCACGTACACGACGGTCTCGAAAGTATGGGGTAGCCTGGAGGCCGTTACCGCAAGGGAGCGATTCGAGTCTCAGCAGGTGCAGGCGAGCGTCACTCACCGCATCTCGATCCGCTTCGCGGAGATCTATCTTTCGGAAATGGGACCGGCCGACAGAATACTCGTCGGTACGCGCACATTCGAAGTCGTGTCACTGCTGGATCGCGAGGGGCGGGAGCGAGAGATAGAGATCATGTGCGAGGAGCGTCAGTAGTGGCCGTGGAAATGCAACTTCGTAACCTCGGGAATCTCCAGGAGGTATTGCGTCAACTCCCGACGAGAGTAGCGAGCAAGCACGTGCGACAAGGAGCGGTCGAGGGCATTCGTCTGATACGCGACCACATCAAGCGCACGGCGCCAGTGCGAGGTGGTGACAGCGCGTATACCGGGATCAAGAACCGCAATCGAATCACGGTATTGAAGCGACCGCCACCGGGCCGACTTCGCCGACTGGTGAAAGCCCGTACTCGTCGCGGCAAGCGCGGCTACCAGAAGGCGAGTCTGTTCTATCCCACGGAGGGAACCGCACGTGACCCGAATAACGCGTTTTACTGGCGATTCGTTCAGGACGGCACGAAGTACATCGCGCCGCAGCCGTTCGTGACTGCCGCAGCCGACGCGCAGTTCAAGCCGGCAGTGAACAAGGTTATTCGCAGGATCAATACCGGCGTGCGCGAGGAAATGGCGAAGGCGAGAAAAGCGCAGGTGGACAAGCTATGACCATCGAGCAGGGGTTAGTCGCGGAACTGATCGGAGATGCCGGCGTTACTGCCATCGTTGGAACGAAAGTCCATCCGGGGGCGATCCCGCAGGATACGGAGCTCCCGGCCATCGTTTACACGCGGGTCAGCACGCCTCGTGAACTGGCATTGGATGGAACCGTCGAAGCGGTCGCGGCTCGCTTTCGGTTGGACATCTGGCATACTTCGTACTCGAACGTGAAGACCCTTGCGGAAGCGGTACGCACGGCGCTCAACAACATCGGAATCGGCGCGCAGAAGACACTCGGAAGTGAATCAGTGCAGGCAGTCTATATTGACGACGAAGCGGACTTGCCTGTATTCGATGGCGATCAGCGTGATCATCGCGTGTCGCAAGATTGGATAGTCGTCTATACGGAGTCATAAAAGATGGGTGTATTCAGAGGTGCAGGAACGAGCTTCCGTCGTGGCGATGGTGCGTCACCGGAAGTATTCACGAATGTCGGTGACGTTGTTTCAGTCAGCGGACCGCAGATCACTAAAGAGGAAATCGAGGTTACGGCCCTCGACTCCAGCGCGAAGGAATTTATTGGCGCACTGGACGATCCGGGCGAGCTCTCGATGGAACTCAACTTTAATCCGCAGGACACGCAGCACGTGAACTTGCGGAGCGACGCGGAAGGAACGACCGTGCGGAACTACCGGCTGGTATTCAGTGACGTGTCTTCTACCCAAGTCGATTTCGCAGGCGAGGTTATGGAGTTCTCCATCAACACCGAGCCGAACGATGCGGTCAAGGCGAGCGTGAGAATCAAGATCACTGGCGCGTTGACCTGGAGTTAATCGACTCAACACTCTACCCGGAGGAGCTATGAAACGGCTGACAAGCGAGGAAATTCTCGCGATCGATGACCTGAAGCGTGAAGACGTAAAGATTCCCGAGTGGGACTGCTTCGTCACGGTTCAGGAATTAACGGCTACTGCACGAGACGAGTACGAGGGAAGCATCGTACAAGTTCAGGGCGATACTACGAGCATCGACAGAAGTAACCTGCGAGCGAAACTGGTCGCACTGTCATGCGTAGACGAGAACGGCGAAAGGCTATTTAGCAAGAAGCAGGTGAAGGCGCTCGGCGCGAAGTCCGCATCTGCCATCGACCGTATCGTTGACGTAGCGAGAAAACTGAGCGCGATTGGCGACGATGGTCTGGAAGAAGTGGGAAACGACTCGAAGGAGACACTTTCCGTCGCTTCTTAATGTCACTGGCTCTCCACTTGGGGATGCCGGTGCGGGAAGTGCTCTCCAGGCACACGAGTTCTGAACTCACTGAGTGGATGGCGTACTTCATCATCGTTAACGATCCGGGAAAGAAACAGTCGCCGGAAGATATGAAGACGAGGTTGAAGTCCATTGGCGAACGCAGCTGACATCATCGTAAATCTGATCGCGAAGACGGCCCGATTCGAACGCGGAATAAATCGAGCCAATCGAAAACTCGGTGTCATGGCGAAGGCGTCTCGAACGGCGCAGTTCGCCATCCGGGGACTCGGTACTGCACTGGTCGGTCTTGGCGCTAGTCGCTTCGCGCAGGTCGCTCGCACTCAACTCAACATCGCTGGAAACCTTCAGCGGGTATCCGAAACAGTAGGATTCACCACCGACGCGATTCAGGAACTTCGATTCGCTGGCGAGCAGTTGAACCTACAGCAGCGCCAACTCGATCTCGGTCTGCAACGCTTCTCCAGGAGAATCGCGGAAGCCGAGCAGGGCACCGGCGAGCTTCTCAAGGTAGCCAACAAGTACAACATCGTCCTGAAGGACTCGGACGGAAACCTCCGCAGTTCGATTGATCTTCTGCGCGACTACGCCGACATCGTCGCGAATACTGAGAGCGAGCAGGAACAACTGCGACTTGCGTTCAAGGCGTTCGACACGGAAGGTGCCGCTCTGGTTCGACTGCTGCGGCAGGGGCGCGACGGTCTCGATGCGTTCGGAAGCGAGGCGCGGAAACTCGGCATCGTCGTGGACTCCACACTGGTCGAGAAGGCAGCGGAAGCCGACCGACAGATGAACGAACTCTCGAACGTGCTTCGTGCTCAACTGCTGGTCGCCGTGGCCGAGAACAGCGATGGAATGGTCGAGTTCGCGCAGGCGATAAACCGGGTTCAGATCGCACTCATTGGTGCAACGGCAGGCGCTACGAACTTCATCGCGGGATTGGGCGAGGACTTCGCGGAACTGATTCACGGCAACGCGGACGGCATGGACCTGCTACTCGAACAGATACGCGAGACAGAGCGAGTCGCCAACAACGTCCGCAGTCCGCTCGCGCTATTCACTGGCGGTAACACCGACGAAGAAGTGGACGCGGCTGCTAAGCGCCTCGATTTCCTGAACGCCGCGTTCGATCAGTTTCTTACCGACAGCGCGAACAACTTCAACGCGCGGGTAGCGGAAGCGAAGCGACGAGCAGCGGAACTCGCGTCGGCCACTCCGGGGTCTCCAGGCCAAGTCGCTCCGCCGTTCGATACCAGCGGCGTCGAGGAAGTGGACATCACTGATGTCGTCGTGCGCGTGAATCGCGTAATGAAGGATCGGGCTCGACTGCAAGAACTGATTAACGCCAGCCGACTGCGCGAAGAAGTGATCCTCGACAACATACGTTTCATCACGCAGGCGATCCACAACGGCGAGGGAGACGTGAACGAACTGCTCGAAGTGCGTCGCCGTCTTTTCGTGGACCTGCAATCTGCGCTGGATAAGAACCTCGATCAGATGACGGAACTTGAGGAGTTCGGAGTGCAGGCAGCGCGCAATATGCAGACGGCGATGGCCGACTTCATCGCGAGCGGCGCGGACGGGTTCGACGACCTGCTACGGAACTTCCGCACGATGCTGATTCGCATGGTCGCGGAACTGGTTGCACGAAAGATACTGCTCTCGTTCCTCGGCGGTCTCGCTGGCGGCAGCGGCCCGTTTTCTGGATTCGCGAAGGCAGTGTTGGGCGACATCACGAAGCGACAGGCAGGTGGACCCCTGTCGAGTGGTCAGGCCGCGCTGGTCGGTGAACGCGGACCCGAACTGTTCGTGCCGAACACGGCCGGCAAGGTAATACCGCGAGCGGGTGGCTTCGGCGGCAGCATCGTGATTCACCAGACGAACAGCTTCAACAGCGAGGGCGAGCTTCGACCTGGAGAAGTGATACCGCTCCTCGAGGAAAACAATCGCAAGCTGAAGGCCGAACTGCTGGATGAAATCGACAGGAGTGCATTCGATTGAGTACGTTCGACCTAACGATAGTCCCGAAGTCGATGACGATGGAACTCATCGGCAACACGGCGCTGTTCCCATCGCCGCTGATCGCGAGCGCGCAGACGCTCGACCGAGGCGGTCAGAAGTTTCGGGCGACGCTGAACTTCCTCAATATGGTGGACGCGGATCGCGCCGTGATCATGGGGCTGATCGCTCGCTTGCGAGGACAGGCGCATCGACTGCGGATACCCGTACACGACAATCCGAACCGCGGCGCATACGGTGGAACGCCGCTCGTCAACGGAGCATCGCAGACGGGATCTGCACTGATCATCGACGGTTGCTCGAACGTGACGAACTGGATTCGTGCCGGCGACTACTTCTCAGTGGACGTTAACGGCGAGCACGAATTGAAACTGTGCACGCAAGACCTGACGACCTCGGGCGGCGGCGGCACCGTGAACTTCGAGCCGCGACTACGCGCGTCACCGCTCAACAACGCGGCGATCTACGTCGAGGACGGAACGCTACCGAAACCGACGGGCGTGTTCGTGATGGACGGCAACACTACGGGATGGACCTCTAGGCCACACACAAGTACGCAGATCAGCGACTTCGTTCTACGGCTCGTTGAGGACGTGTTCGCGACACAATGACATCGAAACGGAGCATAGCGAGTGCCAACGAGACCGGGTTCCTTGATCAAGTCGTCAAGCCGGTTCTTTTCGCTCGCCTCGACTTTTCTTCTGGCGTGCAGCGGTTGCACACCGAGATCGGCGACCGAACCATTACGCATCCCGTGCATGGTTCGGAGACATATACGGGCATAGGTGACTTCGGCGGCGTGTCGTCGCAGGTCATCGAGTCGATCTCGGGTGCACCTGCTTCGCTCTCGATCAGTCTGACCGGAGTGAAGTCGGCATTTATCACGGACGCGCTGACGGACGATTACTTCCGACGTGATGCAGACGTACTCATAGGGCTCGACGATGTGTCTGGAACGCTTTTAGCGGATCCTGAGTATCTATTCAGCGGCTACATGGACAAGGTCGATATCGTCCTCTCAGAGGGTTTGGCTCAGATGACGCTGGTCTGCGAGTCGAGGGGTACGAACCTGCTATCGGCACCGGACAATCGCTTCACGGACGAGGACAAGCAGGCCGAGGTGTCCGGCGATCTGTCGGGCGAGTACATCTATCGAATGGAAGACCTGAACCTGTCGTGGGGCAAGTTCGGCGTGACGCTGACGGGCAATCCAGCCGACAACAGCGGTCGCAATCCGGGCGGCAGGGGGCGCAAGTGAACATCGAGGCGCTTCACGAGTACATGCGAGCGGCGGCGTCGAGGCAGTTTCGCCTCGGCGGCTACGACTGCGTTCGGTTCGTGGCAGAGTCGCTACTCGTCGGATGGAACAAGGACTACCTCGCGGCGCTCGGTTACACGGACAGGCGAACGGTCGTCAGGCGACTGCGCGGTGACGGCGGTCTCGCGTCCGCGTGCGACAAGGTGCTCGGCAGGCGGATTCGATGGAGTGACCTGGAGACCGGAGACGTGGCGTTCTTCGATGATCCGCGCGCAACGATAGGACTTCACATGGGCGCATACGTCGCGGTGAAGATGGGCGGTCAGATCGCCCGCGTCGAACCGACGTGGATCGACTTCGGATGGCGACCGTAGATGGGCGGCTTCTTCGTAGCGGCTGGCAAGTTCATCGCGGCGATATTCGTCGGCGCTGGTGCCGGCGCGTCTGCGGCATACGTGTTCGCGGTCAACGTCGCTCGACTCGGGCTTCTCGCGATCACTGCGAAACTCGCGGCACCGAAGATCGACTTCAGCGAGAAGGCTCGCAACAAGGCACTGACGCTGCGCGATACCATCGCGCCTCAGAACTTCATCTACGGCGAGGACGTGGTATCGGGTCCGATGATCTTCGCGAACGTCGCGGGTACTGACAATCGCGACCTGTACTACTGCATCGCGTTCGCCGGTCACGAGGTCGATTCCGCGCAGGCGTATCGCATCGACGACACGGACATCGCGCTCGGTGATCTGAGCGGCGCGGAAGACGGCACCGTTAACGCCGGAAAGTTCAGTGGCGTAATGGAGATCGAACTGCTCAAGGGCGGGACGGCGCAGGCCGCTTCGACCCTACTGAACGGTGCGTTCCCGTCCCTGTGGACCGCGAGCCACACCGCGCGGGGGTGGGGAACGATGGTCTTCAAGATGACCATCGACGAGACCAACGAAACCGCCTACGAGAACGGCGTGCCGCGGAACTTCCGCATCCGAGTTCGCGGCAAGCAAGTGTACGACCCGCGCCTCGACGTATCGCCGGGAGCAAGCCCGAACAACGCGTCATACATCACGTGGTCCGACAATCCTGCCCTGTGCCTTGCCGACTGGATTCGCGACGACAAGTTCGGCATGAGCGAGGAAGACGACCGAATCGATTGGGACAAGGTAGTGACCGCCGCGAACGTCTGCGAGGAGACCGTGACCGTCCCAAGCGGAACGCAGGATCGGTACACGATCAACGGCACGTTCTCGGCAGGCGAGCAGAGAAGGAGCGTCCGCGACGAGCTCGTTAACGCGATGATGGGACGGCTCGTATTCTCGCAGGGTCTGTGGATGATGTGGGCCGGTGATGTCGTAACGTCCGACGTGGAACTAACCGAGGCGAACCTTCGTGGCAGGATCAGTCTCCAGGCCAGCGCAGGATCGAAGGACCGATACAACCGCGTGCGCGGCAAGTTCGTCGACGCGAGCCGCAACTACACCCCGTCCGCGTACCCGGAAGTCAGGTCGAGCGCGTACGTCACGGAAGACGGCGGCGAGGTGCGCGAACTGGTGGCCGACTTCACTACCGCGCAGGACACCTACGAGGCACAGCGCGACGCGATCATCATCCTGAAGAAGTCTCGCAATCAGCGCATCGTCGTGTTCGAGGGCAACTACAGTTGCTTTCGCATTCAACCGGGGTCGGTAGTAACGCTCGACATCGACGAGTTCGGATTCGCGTCCGAGAAGTTTTTCGTAACGGAGTGGAAGTTCGGGCAGGACGGCATCGATCTGACGCTGGTAGAAGAAGACGACACCGTCTGGACCGATCCCTCCTCTCCTGGAGACTACACGGTACGATCCGCGTCCGGCGCACTGACGTTCGCGAACATCGGCGTGCTACCTCCGACCGCGCTGACTGCGACCGGCACGTTCGACGGCGTTCAACTCGACTGGACACTGCCGCCGCTGGCGAACCACAAGTACATCGAGGTATGGGCTAGCGACGACAACGACCGCGCGAACGCGGTGATCATTGGCGAAACGAACTCGAACAGATACATCGAGCCGCTGGTAGAGGACGACCGGACTCGCTACTACTGGATCAGGGCGGTCAACGACGTTGGCGCCACATCGGACTACGAGCCAGACCTAACGACAACGACCGCCAGCGCGAAGAAGACCGCTCCCGGTAGTAACACCCTGATCGATCCTGACTTCGACAAGAACGACGGCGGGCTCGGACCTTATTGGGGATCGAACGTCAAGCAGGGCACCGGACCATCGCAGACCGGATCGGTGTCGCTGTCAGTTGGGACCGGTGAAAATTCGTCGGACGCAGTGGACATCATCTGGTCTGGATCGGTGAGTGGCGCTTCCGATCTATGGGCGATCACTCGTCACCGATTGAATGGCGGATCGTTCGAGTTTCGCATCAGGTACAAGACCGTTGGTGCAGGCGACTCGTCGCCGCATGAGCTCACGCTTCAGGCGCAAGGCTACACCGCAGAGACGGGTGGCTCGCCAACGGGATTTTCGACTCGCGTGGTGCTGCCGCGCTCCGCGTCGTACACGGAAGTCTCAGCCATAGCGACGTTCACGAGCGTCAACCTTTATCAGTTCTTCCGCTTCGGCGTCGGCGTCTGGCCAGTCGGCGGCACGCTCGACACGCTTCGCATCGACTCGATCTACGTTCATCCCGCTGCGGATCCATTCGGAACTCACCTCGACGACGCATCGAAGGTGCTTCCCGGTCTCGTACCCGAAGCGCCATCGGCAGACGCGACGAACTTCTTGCGCGGTGACGGTACGTGGGCGGCTCCAGCATCGGGTAGTGGTCCTGCAGGAACAACGGACGGCGCTCTCCAGGCATGGGACACTTCGGTGAGTCCCGACGCGTGGGTCGAGATGACTCGCGTGCGCATTCCGACCGACGGCGACCTTCGCGTTTACAACTCTGGCGGGACCGACTACATCGGAGTCGATCACGACGGAACCGACGCGACGATCACCGGATTCCAGACGACGCGACTAAACATCACTGGATTTAGTACCGGCCTCGAACTCGATACGGGAATGTCGGTTCGTTGGGGTGGCGGCGCTGGAACCACGCAGGCGCATCTTCAAGCATCGGACATCCTGCTCGAAGCGAGCGGAACGACAGAGCAGGTACGAGTCGCTTCTTCGACCGCGGGCGTCGAGTTCCTTGTCGGCACGATTGCGAACCCAGACTCCGTGTTCTTCGTTTCGAGCGCGTCGATACTTCATTCCGGCGATACCGTGTGGACGGCAGGCAACGACGGTGCGGGATCGGGTCTCGACGCGGACTCGGTAGACAGTATCCCCGGATCGAACCTGATGACGTTTACTGGTGCTCAGGTGCCGGACCTCGGGGACATAGGCGACGTTACTGTGGTCGGCCCGGTAACGAACGATCTCGTCTACTGGAACGGATCGAATTGGGCGCACGCAGCACCGGGCGCAATTCCCGGCGTTGGCGGCGGCGGTCTCGATAACGTGGTCGAAGACACGACACCGCAACTAGGTGGAACGCTCGCGTCGAACGGTCAAGACATTCAGATGGCCGACAACGATCAGGTGCAGTTCGGGAATCTTCCCGACGCGGAAATCTACTGGAATACCACGCGCCTCGTTGTGGCATCGGACGACGACATCGAGGTGTTCGTGCAGGGTAACGAGCGCGCGATGTACATGACCGGAAACGGCAACGTCATCCTGTACGAAGACGGCGTCGATGAGTTCCGCACGGCGCAGCACAATCAGTCCGGTCAGTCGTCCGGCGCGGAAGTGAAGGATCATTCCGGTGACTGGCAAGACGTTGGCTTCAATGTCATTCCGATATACGAGATCGACGCGAACGATAGTTTCGACGTAGATCATCAGGCGCACATGTGGCACAAGGACTCGGGTGGCTCCGTCACGTTCACGTGCCTGAACTCCAGCGACATTCCCAACGGCGCGACTTTTCACGTCGCGAACGAAGACACCGAGAACCTCACCATCGCGCAGGGAAGTGGCGTAACGATTCGTCACTTCGACGGCGGCGGCGCAGCACCACCGACGGGCAATCGAACCGTCGCGCGGGCCGGTTTCTGCACCGTCTATAAATACTCTACGGTCGAGTACTGGATCCTCGGCGGCGTTGGTGTTACGTGACCGGCGCGGTCTGCGGCGCTATCGCGTCGGGCGCGGTTCCTGCGACTGCGGCGGGTGTCGTCACGCTATCCGGTACTGCATCGCATACCGAATCGGGAGTCGGCACTCAGGAAATTCGCCTGCGCTTCAACACGGACGGAACGGTTGATCTCTACAAGACCTCGACGGGCTACGTCCAGATCAGCGCGAGCACAGACTGGATCATTCCGAACGGCAGCGCGGATTCGTCATACGAAGTGCGCTGCGCGAGCGTTTCGAGTGGCGTATGGACCACGCAACCAGCGGCGGTCGGAACGTGGCTCGCGCTCAGTTCGAACCGCGAGTGGCTGCTGACTGACACGGACGCGAGCCCGTTCAACTTCGAGACCATAAGCGGAGCGGTGTTCGAAATTCGCAAGGACGGCGGCGCGGCGTTAGACTCCGGTACGTATCCAATAAGCGGCGCGCTCACAGCGAACCGCACTTCATAAGGAGCAGGCATGATCAAGAAGGCAGAGTTCGGTGACGACGGCGGCAAGGGAAGCGGCGTTGGCGATTACGTCAAGCGCGTGCCGAAGCCAGTGAAGATTGTTGTAGGGGTGATCGTTGCGCTGTTGGTCATCGCATGGATGATCGGCGGCATCTGACAGGATTGGTCTCGCGGGAAGGTATGGGAGCGAGTGTTCTTTTAATGAAAGTTGACATCCACTGTCGTGAGGTCGATTAGGATAATTGGGACGTTTTTCAGGGCACTAAGGTGCGATGACTCGTTCTGGTACTCCGCTGTTAAATAGACCGGTTGCTACCGCTCAATCTCTAGAGCCACCCGCGAGACCATCAACACCATGAACGACCTAAAGGAAAAGGGCATCACGATATCGCTGAGCACGATAGCGACATTGATTCCGGTATTAGCCTTCATCTGGTTCATCATCCAGCCTGTGCTGCTGACCAACATCAGCGATGCGATGGCAGACGACATCGATAAGAAGATGAACGAACACAGCCGACCAATCGAGTCGGCGTTCAAGGTCATCATCAAGCAGGAAATAGCGAAGGCGCGTCGATCGATCGCTCTCCTGGAGTACCGCAGGGACCACGACCCCGACAGTTGGAATGAGGAGCACGCCCGTCTATTGGCAGATCGATACCTCGAATTGCAGGCACTACAGGAAGCGTACTCGGAGTTGTAACTTGGGAATAAAAGACCAAGCGGAGGGAAAAGATTTTCGCTACGATTCTCAATGTTGCATAGTGCTGGAGTGCCTAAATGGAGCCGATCACGTTTGACTTTAATACCTTGCTGGGGCTGGCCTTCAGTCTCTGGGCTCTTGTCATCGGATGGATCGGACACGGAATCAGATCGGACCTCAAGGGAATCCGAACCGACCTCCACGAAGAAAGCGCCAAGCTCAATCAATACATCGTCCAAACCGAACGCCGACTCTCGGTAGTCGAGGACCGACTCAAGATCAACTCCACGCTCGGAAAGCGCCGCGGTGATTAACGTCTCGCAGTTCCGGCAACTGATCGTCGATCCCGCTCTCCAGGTCATCGAGCACTACTCCCCGGCCGCGAGCGATCTCGTTATGGGAACCGCAGCGGTGGAGTCTCGCTTCGAGCACATCAAGCAACTTGGTACTGGTCCTGCGCTCGGGTTCTTTCAGATGGAGCCTGCGACGCACAACGACATCTGGAACAACTACCTCGCATACCGTCGCGAGCTCCGCGATCAGATCGTGAATGCCTGCGAGTCGATAGTCGAACCGATGCCGGCAGAGCGAATGATGTACGACCTGCGATACGCCTCGATGATGTGTCGCGTTCACTACTTGCGAGTAAAGGAAGCGTTACCATCATCGAACTCCCCGGAAGATCTCGGCGCGTATTGGAAGCGCCACTACAACACCGAACTCGGCGCGGGAACGGTCGATAAGTTCGTCGAGGCTTACGCCTTGACGCAATAGGAATCGACAATGAACAAGCCATCAAGCACGATCACTGCCACCGCGATAGCGGGGTTTCTGGCCGCGACCTTCCTGCTGATCGTCAAGATCGCGTGGCCGGACATTTACGTGCAGATACCCGATACGTACCGCGCACACCTCGTCGTCGCGTTCGCGGTGATAGTGGGTTACTTCAAGAAGGAAAAAGTTCTCCAGGCCAAGCGAAATGTGGGACCGGATTAAAGGCGCAGGCATAGCGATATGGGTAGCGGTCCTCGCCGCGCTGGCGTTCTATGCCGCCACGCGAGCCGCGTCCGAAAAGCGTAGCCGCGACAAGTGGATGGGCCAAGCGAAGGAGCACTCCGAGGCGCATCTTATTGAATCGATACACGAAGCCGAACACGCTCTGGACAGGGCGCACGTACATCGCAAACGAGCTCAGGCGGCGGCAACGAAAACCGAAAAGCGTCTCGACGCGATAGCGAGGAAGGACAATGAAATGGCCGACATTGTTAGTCGTTGGAATGCTGGTCGGTTGCGCGACGAACACGAGTCCCAATCCGTGGGATGATCTCCAGGTCTCTGCGGATCCAGCGCAACGAGCCGTCACGCTTCCTGAATGGCCGGCTCCGGTGTCGTTTACGAGCGACACGGTTACGTTCGACCTCGATGGTGCTAAGAGTCTGGAACGCTTTCAGATCGTAGCAGAGGGGAACACCGACATTGCCGAAGCGAACGCAGACGAGATCGACGCACTCAACCGAGCAGCAGCAGCCCTCATTGAAGCTGGTCAGCGACAGCGTGCACTCACGGAACTCCAGCGCGAAATCCTCGAGGACGAACGACGACGACACTTCATCGAGAAGGTCGGATACTGGTTCGGATTCGCGGTCATCATCGCGGCGGCTTCGCTATAGGTACAACTGGTCGTTGCGTTGCTGGATGACGATGAATCACTTCGTCTACTCAATAAAAAAGCCCCCATCGAATTAACGATGAGGGCTTCCTCGCTTGGGCCCCTTCGCGGCGATGGCTTCGCCTGAGAAGGTGACTTTTCGCCCGGTGTCGGATGCTTCGTGATTGGTCGCGGACAGCGACTAAGAGAAGCCCGGGCGATCAGTCAAGCGAATTGTAGCGGGTCTTCCTGTCCTCGACTAGTCTTTTCACCTCCCGGTATAGTTCGAGGAATGCTGGCAGTAACGTGTTGTCGATGTACGCCTGATCTCGTTCGATGCGCTCGCGGAATCCCTTCTCAATTTCGTGATCATCCGAGCGCCAGTAATTGACGTAGTCGCACCACTGTCTGCCGGTCACGAATAGCTGCGTCTGCACCTGCGCGATGACCGTGTTGTTCGCCCGAAGCGCGGCGTGCTGCTTGAACGTCTTGAGCGACTTGCGATACTTGATCTCCAGGAGACCGTCGTCGCCGATCAGGCCGTCAGGACTGCAACCGATATACGAGTAGTCGTCGTGCACAATGAAGCCGGTCTGATCGACGTCCGTGTCGAACTTGAAGCTGTACCAGCCTCGCGCCCACGACTCGTAATAGCGACCGTCCGTGAACCACGGCGGCGGTTCTTCCTCGTCGAAGTTAGGCACTCCATCGATGTCGTCCGCGAGTTCTTCCACGTACCGTCGATACCCCTTCGTGTGCTTCGCCATCAGCGCAACCTGCGCTCGGGACGCGGAGATCACCCCGCGCTTCGCGGCAAGCCATTCCTGAGTACCCTGCTCCTTACAGAGCGTCTTCATTGGCTTGCCTCCCTATGTCGTCGCACCCGCAATCGGGGCAGTAGTCCGTATCTTCCGGCGGTTCGCCCCTGCTACCGGCGAACGTGCGAACGGTGTTTATCTCCGACTCAGGACCGCGCCAGCCGCAGTGATTGCACGCGAAACACGCAGTCGTAGGATCGGGCAAGTGACCGTCCCTGCGCAGTAGAAGGTACGCCGCCGTCAACAGGTCCTGCGGCGAGCGGCGCCGCAGCGTGCCGGGATACGAATAGCGTTCATTCGATTCGCGCACGACCACGACCAGCTCGCCGAAGTCCATGCCGCAGTCCGGCAAGTAGAGTTCGACCTGGAGAGTGTCATCCGAGGCGATCATGCACCCATCTCCCCGTCGTGTTCCCATTGCGTTTCTCCACGGACCCACGCGGTTACGTTCTCGTGCGAGCCCCATATCCCCGAGCGCCGACTGGGCACGTGGTTGTAAAGGAACCTCACGTAGTCGCGCATCATGCGAGCGTTGGTATCGTCCGCATAAGAGAAGGCACCGATCAGGTCGTTAGCAAGAAGATTCTTTAGGAAGTCGCCGGTCGGTCGCCGGGTCTCGAAGAACGCTACGATGGATTCACCGAGCGGAAGTTCCTGCGCTCGGAGATGCGCTTCGGCGGTAAGTTTACACCCTTTCATAGCTCTCTCCTCACTGAAATGATCCGAACCCCGAACGTCTTGTCGAACGACGCCTTGAGGGTGCAGTTCCGCATCGACGCGGCCTTCGCCGCCTGCTCGACGGTCATGCTCGGCTTGATCCACGACGGGTTGACGGTCTCGCGCTGATAGTCCCTTCCCTTCTGAGCGAGGCGAGCGAACACGATGTTTCTCGCGTCGTCCGCATTGCCAGCTTCGAACGGTCCGGTGGACTGATCCACGAACGGAGACTCGTTGGCCTCCTCGATGTCGCGCTTGTCGAAGTATCGCTTCGTGTGAATCGTGCCGTTCGTGTGGCGGTATCCCCACCATTGAATTGCGCTCATAGCATTCCCCTCGACGCGAGCGACGTACACTTCTCGCGAGTAACGCTCAGGTGATCGAGCGTGCGAATGTCCACCATTTCCAGCGCGGCCTTAATGCGCCTCGTGATTCGCTCGTCGGCCTGACTCGGTTCGGCCACCCCGGACGGGTGGTTGTGACACAGGATGACCGCAGCCGCGTTGAAGCGCAGCGCGTTCTTCACGACCTCCCTCGGATAGACGGACGTGCCGTCGATGGTGCCGTTGAACTCGACGCGGAACGTGATCACACGATGCCGGTTGTCGAGGTAGACGATGCAGAAACGCTCCGATAGTTCGTCGCGTAGCCGCTCCTGCAGGAACGTCTCGGTATCTCCAGGAGATCGAATGACGGTCCCTTCGAGGTCGAATAGCTGCGACCGATACTTCGCCGCCAGTTGAAGCACGGTTTCGGAATCGGCAACGGCGTATCGACCGTTCGGTTTTTTCACGTACAGTTCTTTCATTGGTTCACCCTCCAGTTAAATGAAGTACGTCAGACAGCGCGCCGCTTCCATGCGGAACTCCCTGTCGTTGTACTTGGTATTGCGACCAGACGGATGCGGGAAACAATGAAATCTCATTGTCGATCCGTCCGGTCTTGTGTACTCGGTGGTCTCCAGGTCTTCGCAGGTCAGGCCGACGTGATGCGACATAGCCGCCTGCACTCGATTGCCGAGCAGGAAGACATCGTCGTATCCGCGGTCGATCACGTAGACGAGGAGCCACTGCGCCATCGCGCGGTCGAACTTGAATGCGCCCTTGCCGCTCGCTGCCCGGAAATGCGGGTACAGGTTGATGCGGTCGAACGACTTCATGTAGTCGCTGACCGTGAACGGTTTCCGGTACTCCGCGATCATCTTGCGCAGGCGATCCCCGGTACACCCTTTCGGGACCGGGAGTAGCGCCTGCAAGTGCGAGGTGCCGTGCGGGTTATCAAGGCCGACGAGCAACGGTTTCATCGCTTGCCACCCATGTACTTCGGATCGTCTTCCGTTACCTCGACGCAGCGACGCTGATGTTGCTCCCACGCCTCGCGTTGATCGGGGTTGCAGAGGACGAGTTCACGCGGCACGACTTCGGCGGTCAGCTTCCCGAACTGATCACGGTCGAGCGCGATGAAGTCCTTGTGGTGATACCACTCGATCACCTTGCGGTTCTGATCGTAGAGTTCACCGATGTCGGACTGAACGACAAGGACGGGAATCGTGATGCTCCACTGCTTGAGCTTCCGAATCAGGCGACGATCCTTCTTGTAGCCGCGACGAACGTCGCATTGAATGACCGGCATTTCCTCACCGGTCGGCGACAGCATCTTCGTCGCCCACACGACAGCGTGAACCCGGTTCGGTTGCATGCGCAGGGGCAGCGCGCCCTCCTTCCACGCGCAGGTAAATTCCCGGCAACAGTTGGGCCGCTTCGAGTAGATGCCGCAGCCGGTTCGGTTGAGGAAGTGACAGGGAGTATCGGGCGGCTTGTTAAGCGGCTCGACGGTCAGGACGATGCAGCACTCGCGGCAGTCGCCGCACTTACGTTCCACGGCGCACCTCCTCGATGACTTCGTCGAGAAAATCCTTCGCACTGTTGAAAACGTAGTCCGCTTCTTCCTTGATGATTTCCGAGAGAACGTCGCCGTCGAGTTCGCCGTGCTTGTAGAGGTGAGCGTCGATCCGCGCCTTGACCCTGAACACGACTACCGACTTTAGGTCGTCTGTGAACTTGTCGATAGGATCAGCCATCGGCTTCACCGTTCTCGCTCGCCCTTTCCTCAAGGCTACGAATTGCATCCTGCAATCTGTACGCGGGAATCTTGTACGGGTCGCCGTCGTCGATGTGAAAGCGGCGCCGCGCGAGCGACTTGACTACCTGATCACCGTCGTCCCCGAACAGTTCACGCGAGCAGGTCAGCAGGTAACGAACACCGTCCGCGTCGAGAGTTGCGCCTGCGTTATCCTGCGGCGACTCGTCGTCCGAGAGGTCTTGTGTAAAGACTTCGGACATGCCGCACGCGTTTAGTACGGCATCGATGAGCGACGACTTCTTCGCCATCTTGATCGCCTTGTTGATGTTGTCGTAGTCGTCCGACATCATCCGAGCGCCGATTCCCTGACTGATCTCGTCTCCGTTCGAGTTCACCAGTATGCAGGTGAGCACGATGCGTCCGTGACCCTCCATGACCATCTGACCGATCTCAGCGAGTCGCGGCCAGACGGGACGCAAGCCGAGCATCCCTGCGATTTTTTCCGCGCCGGCCTTCCAGAGCGACGGCTTCGACCAGTGCCATTCTTCCGTGCAGCGATTTCCCTTCTTGCACTTCTGACCGTTCGCATCCTTCATCGCGATGTGAATGCGACCGAAGTCGGTCCCGTCAACGAGCGCCTCGCGCACCCAATCCATGACCGTCGTGCGGTTTTCGGTGCGGACCTGGAGACCTTGTTTCAGTTGTTCCGGGTCAGAGTCCTGCCACGTATGCACAGGAGAAGGGACCGGCACCGGAGGATTCCACGCTTCTGGATAATCCTTGCTGACTATCTGCATCAGGTCATCGTGCGAGTATTGGTTTCCGGCAGGGTCGAGGAACACTCGCTCATCGTCATCGAGCGCAGTTGTCTCGATCCAGCCTTCGGGGAGTTCTAGGTCTCCCGGTTGTGTCGTTGTCATGTTGCTCCCCTAAATGAAGTGAACGACGCCGCCTTCGGACGCGGCTTGAAACGCACGCTTCCACTGGCGATATTTATCGATCATCCAGCCGTCGGCTGGCAGAGTCAGTTCAACGAACTGCTGTTCGTTCTGAGCGAAGTCCTTGTACAGCTTCGACGCGGCCTTCGATCCGATGCACCCCTCGTTGTCCGCGAAGTTCACGAGCTCGAAGAACGCGCACTTTTCGTAGACGAGTGGATGCGCCCACACCTTTTCTGGCGTGGTCGCCATGCCGACCTGTGCCAGCCTTTCTCGGAAGCGGTTGTAGCCGCCATAGGAACCAGCCTCGAACGAGCCGTAGTCTCCGCTGCACTGCACCCATCCAGCCTCGACTGGTTCGAGGCGCTTCTCGAAGCTGGGCGGCGTGAAGTAGCGAATGATGCTCCCGTCAGCGAGCCATTCATCCGGGATCGGATGCGGCGCGGTGATGGGCGTGATGTTGCTCCAGTATTCAATGTCTAATCCCATTTCATATTCTCCAGGTCTCTCGTAAAACGGCCCCGCCGAAGCGGGGCACGAGTGGTTAGCGGATCAGGCCGCTGCCGCCAACGTCTGCCACTGCGAAGCTGGCAGGTCGATGATGTCCGCGCCGAGTTGTTCCAACTCCGTAGCGCGGTCGTACGAGTCAACGTCCTGCGACGTGCGAGTGATCGCTGCGTGCAGGCCGTACTTGGTCAGATCGCCGCCGCTGATCAGGTGGTTCAGAACCCCGCCTGATTCCTTGTCGGTGAATCCGAAACGGTCGGACACGATCTCGATCATCTTGACCGGGTCGCCTTCGATCCGCTCGCCGCGTGCTTCACGTAGCCGCGCGACGATCTTCTCGAACAGCGTTCCGTCCATCGATGCGACGGTGAAGTCTCGGACCTGCGACCAGAGCGCCGCGTCGGATAGCTCCCGAGTCTGATCGGACATTACGTCCCAGATCATTGCCTCGGAATCGCCGCTGGCACGCTTGCCGAGGTGAACCTTCCTGTAGTTCGAGTCCTTGAACGAAGCGAGATTCGTGCATCGTTTCGTGAACACAGACGGCTGCACGTTCAGGCCACCTTGACCCGTCTCCGAGTTCGATATGGAAAGTCCGGCCTGCACCTTCTCGACGAAGAAGTTGTGCCCGATCCCCATCTGGTAGCCCTCGGGCGGTCCGAACTCTGCTTCCATATCAGGACGAATCGCCTTGATGTACATGCGCGACTCGGTAACGTCGCACGAGATGACCTCGGCGTTGTTCTCCAGGAGAACCGGAAGAACCGCCTGAGCAAGATCGTAGTTGTCCATGATGCGATACGAGTCCGACAGGAATGCTCGCAGGTCGGTGTTGAGCGTCCTGACCAACTGCCGCTTCGGTTCTCGCTGGAACAACTCGTTCACCGTGTGGCAGAGAAGATCGGGATGATCCTGCTCCAGACGATCAGCGAACTTCGCGGGAATGTTGAGCTTCCCCTCGATCTGCCGCAGCGCATGTGGGCGAACGACGAACTCCTCCTGATCCATCACGTTCGCGACGAGGTGCTTGCCGGACGGTACGGGTTCGAGGTGAATGCCGCGAGTATCGATGATCAGGTCGCGCTTCGTGTTCTTGATCTGATCGAGTTTCGATGCCAAGTCTTGTAACGATATTCCTTCCTTCATTGTTTCATCCTCCAGTTAGTGACGGAATTGCCACCGAGCAGGGCGATCCGGTGACCGCCCTGCGCGCTGCCAACTCAATAGACGGTATTCGTCGGGTTCAGCCGAATGACGAGCGGGTTCGGAACGATGTCCTTCATCGCGCCCGTTCCCGCATCGACACCCGCACCGATAAGTCCACCGAGTATCACGTTGCCTGCCATGCCTGCCGCGCCCGATCCGGCGATCTTGTTGGTGAAACTGCCGGTTCCGGTCTCGTAGCCCTGCAATTCGCACGTGGCGACGCCCTCCGACTTGCGAGGCATCTTGATCGTGCAAGGAGTGGACGCGCAGTAGAAACCGTTCGAGAGCGAACACGCTGCGCCCTGCGGCTCCGTGTCGATGGTGAATGCGTCCTTCGATCCACGAGTGATCGTTGCGCAACCGCTCAGCAGCGCAACGGCGAAAATCATTATCAGTAGTCGTCTCATTTTTCTCTCCTCGTTGGGGCGAAATTGCCACCCGGAAGGCCACTCGCGAGAATGACCAACCGGGTTTCAACTTACCTCCGTAGCAGTTCGAGAATGACTTCGGCATCTTCGCGATGATCGAAGTAGCAGGTCTCGCGTGAATACGGCATCCCGTCCTTGTCGCGAAAGCCGATGTAGTAGCCGTTCACTGACGAATGCACCATCAAGTCAGTACCGGGATGATCGGCCCCGGATAGCACCGTTTCTCCGGGGATCACTTCGGCCACCGCTTCGCGCGACAGGCTTCGTGAATCTCCTCGTACTGCTCCTCGTCGAACACGGATTGCAGACCTCCGTCCGATTCCTTGTCCGTGAGAAAAGCGCGGACGGCGCGCTCAAGCCGCCAGTACGCTGTCAGTTCGTGGCGTTCGTCATACGCAATGAACTTCGTCGCGAGCTCGTCGAGGTCGATCTGCCATTCCGCGTCGGTGCGGTTGTCCTTCCAGAGCCGGATCACGAGTTGATCCTCTGAATCTCGATCTCGCAGTCGATGCGAGACGCGAGGTCTTGCATAACGTCCAGAGCGCGATCAATCTCGCTGTCATCTACTACGAGGTCGAACGCGCGCTGCTCGTTGGTCTTTCCGTCGGCCGCTTCGAGAGCGTCCTCCGCGAGCGTCTTGATCTCTTCGAGTTTTTCGCGTGTGGTCATGGTGTTCTCCAGATCAGAGTGTTTCAGAAAGGATTACAACGTCGCCGCCGTACCGCTTGCCGGGACGATTGCGAAGTGCGTTTTTAAGGATGTCGAGCAGTTCGGTTCCCTGCGTCGTGTCCATCAGATCGGGAACGGCGCGCACGAATGCCGTATACGATTCGAAGCACAGCGCGACGGGGTACTGCATGACGTTGCGATCAGTCGGCTTGACGTGATCGGTATCGACGAATGCGTCGTGAACAAGTGCGGCCACGATCAGGCCGCGATGAATTGGTGCCAGTTCCAGACCGGCTCGTTCGAGCGTATAGCTGTCCATATTGAAGCCTCCGAATGAATGAAATATCTCGTAAGTTGCTGTCCGCAGGTACATTCTAAAATGACTCTTTAAGAGTTGCCACGCAGTCGTATAAATGGGATAGGATATGGGTGTCGGGTGGTTCGTGATCGTCGGAAAATCCCAAGTCAGTAGCCATCACCCTCCAGGTCACGTGCCGCCCGACCTTCGCTCCGCAACGGTCACACGGATAGTTCACAGTCCCGGCGCGTCGGAATCAGGGTTGGAATAGGCGAACCGAGGACGTTTCAACTCAGGAGATAATCGGCACGGAGCCGATAGAAACTCGGACTGCACGAGGCTCCATACGCGGCGTGGCTGGCAGTAGAAACGAAGGCGACTTCGTGGGCTACTGCCGTTCACCACCACAACGTGACCACTTGGAAACCTCGAGGGGAAACGGAGAAGGTGATAACGAAACAGGGTCCGGTCTACGTAGTTCATCTGAATGCGGAACAGATCGAGTTCATCGAACAGAATTGCGAGCGTGCGAAGTCTCACTACGAAGACCTCGACCGCAATCACGGAAAATTTCACACAGACTGCGCCGTCTATTCTGGACGCGCAGGCGAAGTCGCCTTCTGCATCCTTCTGCGAGACTACGGAATCGGATACGCTTACAGCCCGAGTTCGACGGAACCGTGGGACGTTCGCATCGGTAACGAACTGATCGATGTCAAGACGAGCGACCGATACTACTGGGGAGACACCTACCTCAAGATCAACGCGAACCAGTTCGACGCGAAGCAGCGAGGCGACACGACGATGTACGTAGCCTGCGCGCTCGCCGGCAAGCGTTGCATTCACATCATGGGCTCGATCCGAGTCAACGAAATCAACGAGTCACATCGCAAGGCGTGGGGTCAGGGCGCGGCCGCCGATGCGTACTCGATACACGAAACGAAACTCACGCCGCTATCGGAGACCTGGAGACACTTCATCGAGGTGCAGCATGAGTATCTGCAAGCGAGAAAAGTGGACCGCGATAATCATCGCGATGGCGCTGATCGCCCTCGTCGGATGGTTGGTCATATCGTTGGTCGTGCACGTTAACAAACCGAAGAAGGAGAAGACGAAATGCAGAGACCAATTCGGACATCAGATGACTTGCGATCCGCGCTGGGAACTTTCAACGGCTGTCTCGGGGCGGCGCTATTCTGGGGTTTCCTGATCCTAATGATCGCGCTGACGGGGTGCAGTTCAACTCCGTTCCTTGAGTTGGGTGCCGGCTACGATTTCAACAGGGGGAACTATGCGTTCTTCGAGCCGCATCCGACAGTGACGGGCGCGCTGCAACGAACACCGTTCGACCTCGACTGCGGCATTGGTTACGCGGCGGTCGGCGGCGATTGGGAAAACGGCATGACCTGGAGATACATTCACCAGTCTTGCATCGATCCGTCCCGGCCAGCGGAAAAGGTCACGGACGCAATCATCATCACGAAGAAGTGGGGAGGTATTCAGTAATGGATTGGAACGTAGCGGTCACGAACACACCCGGCCCGATTCTCGACGGTCGCTGGTGCGCACTTTTCATCGACGACGGCGAGGGGGATATGTACTACTCGACGGGGCGATGGGACGACACGGCTCGGTGCTGGTCACTCGGAAAAGAGGACGTTCGCATCTGGCAGGTCGGGGAGAAAACCGTGAAAATGTGGTGCGTGTTGCCCCCGGTCAAGAACTTCGGCAAGACTCTGGCTCAGATTGATGCCTTAGAGGCAGGGAAATGAGTTCAGAACACGTTTCGGATTGCCAATACTGCGGTATACCCCTGCCCGAGAACTCGCGTCCTGATAGATGCTTCTGTAACGCCGTCTGTCGGCGCTCGGATTTCGCGGAGAAGTCGCGCGAGGGCACCGTCCGGTCGGTGCGGTTCTTGAAGTCGGGGAAAATGAGTCTTGTCGTGTGGACGGACCACGATTCTGGACTGCGACCTGGAGACTCTATTCGCATGGCAGGCGACTGACTTGTTCGCTACTATGGATTGACGGAGGACATCGGATGAAGCAACTACGGAACGCAATCAAGGTCGCGCGCGAGGCGGTCGACAAGGCCGAAGCGTTGCTCGACCAGCACGAGAAGAAGCTGACCGAATCTGTCACGTACGAACGCGACAAGGCGGTAAAGGCGGAAGCGAAGATCAACGAACTCGAAAAGCAACTTGCAGGGGCAGCGGCGCCACTGAAGAAGGCAGAGTCGCGAATCGAGAGACTTGAGAACCTATTGGCTCAGGCGAAGGACCGACTGAAAAAGTTGAAGGAAGACGACGGCAAGTAAACACATCGAGGTTGGACGATGGCATACCCGGAGAAGTTCGAGAAGTTCTGGAAGGCATACCCGCGAAAGGTCTCTAAACCTGCGGCGGCGAAAGCGTGGGAAAAGAACGGCGTCGAGGAAGATATGTACCTCGCGCAAGCGGCAATAGACGACGTTGAAAAGCGCAGCCGACTGAAATACTGGCCGCGCGACAAGACCAAGATTCCTCACCCCGCGACGTGGATCAACGCGCACCGATGGGAAGACGAGGGATGGGAAGACGAGATCGGGAGCGGCGACGATCACGTTCCGGTCACGAAGCACTACGAGCAACCGGCAGAACCGACGCGCGACTGGCAGTGGTACGAACTCGTCCTGAATCGCTTGGGTCGCAACTACATTCTCCAGGCCAGTGGCCTTCCAGAGACCGACACGCTACTGAACACCCGCGACGAGCTCATCGCGCAGGACGTTCCCGCGTTCGTGGAAGAAGTGAACGGCGAGGCGATGACGATCAAGCAGGCGTGCATCGAACTCGGTCAGCTATTCCTGCGGCACCTCGATCACGCGTACCGACTGTCGATTGGCGTGACGGTGTTCAAGAAGTCGCTCTTGCCCGAGTCAGCCAGAAACACGGAGAAGGCATTATGAGTCGGCTCGATACCCTTACCGGAAAACACCACGCGGAGTTTTACTTCTTCGATCAGTACGACGCATTCGTGCCGAACGTCGAAGAGATCAACGTTGAGTCCGGGCCGGTATTCAGTACCGAGCAGGATGCTCTGGCCGCCGAAGAACTGGCCCACAAGGTTATGATGGAAACACTGATGGCAACGAGTAATAGACCATGAGCCAGTGTCGGTCATGCCGCGCGGACATCGTGTGGATGAAGACGACCACCGGGAAGTCGATGCCCGTCGATTTTCTGGAGTGCAAGTGCGCCGATACCGAGGGGTATCTATCGAGCCGCGGCCATCATCCCGACTGTCCGAGATCGATATTCAATGGACTGCCCGACAGGACGTTCGATCCGAAACTTCACACGAGTCACTTCGCTACGTGTCCGAACGCGGACCAGCACCGGCGACGCAGATGAATGACCTGGAGATTCGACTGCCGATACCGCCGACGGTCAATCACTATTGGGGCGAACGACGCAACATCAAGTGCCGGGTATGCCGACAGGCGAACACGGTGCCACCGAAGTACCTCACGAAGCACGCGAAGGAATTTCGCAAGGCGGTAGCGAGAGAACTGATTCATCAACCCGGATTCGGCAGTGCGTTACTGGCGGTTCGGGTCGATTGGTTTCCCCCGAGGGACGCAGGGGATATTGACAATCGCATCAAGCCATTGCTGGACGCTCTGGAAGATGCGCGGCTGTTCCACAACGACAGTCAGATTAAAGACCTGCGCGTTGTGTGGCAGCACCCTGTTCCCGGCGGGTATTGTCGGGTGAAACTCTGGAGGATATGAAATGTTCCAACTCAAGGCCGAAGCAGAGCTTCGGAATATCAACTGCCGAGCGGAAGCGCACGGCGAGGAAATGGTCAGAGCGATCGACCTCAAGCTAATCGCCATCGACGCGAAGGCCGATAAGATGGACGGCGCGATCAACGGGTTCTTGAAGATGTACTACGACTCGAAGGGAAACCCGCTCGGTGCCGAGGCGTTCCCTCTGCGGATCCGACACAAGATCGACCGAGGTCGGGTGACGATCCAGCAGGGACGCAAGAAGGTGACGTTCCCGGACGTGACCATCAAGGCGATTCAGCTAACGCCGAAGTCAGGCAAGAAGGTGGACTGCACCTTCACCGTGCAGGTGTCCGACTACGACGACGGCGTGATGGACAAGGTCACTCACTGGCAACGGGAGATCGTCAAGGTCGAAGTCGAGCAGAGGCAACTCGACATCGATGAAGTGAAGCAGGACGAGCCAGCGGTGCGAGCAGCGTGACTGACAAGATCAAGGTCATCGCAGACGGCCTCGGCAGAGGACGAGTCTGGTTCAACGACAGGGAGATTTCGAGTCTCGTTGTCGGTGTTCGGGCCAACGTCCGCGCCGGCAAGCCAGTCCGCGTGACCCTCGACGTGTATGTAGACGAACTCGAATTTCACGCCGCAGCGGTCGAAGTCAAGACGACACACCCGCCCGAGGACGAGTAGTGAGCGGAACGATTGCCACTCTCCAGGAGATCAACGTCGCGGTCGAAGGAGACCTCGTCGCGATCTACATTCACGGAGCGGGGTGTCTGAAGATGCCGCCCGACGCTGCACACAAGTTCGCGCGGAACTTGGTCGGCGCGGCCAATGAGATCGAGCAGCGCCCGTCGTGGCCGCCGAAGCTAATGCGCAAGTGAGCTTCGAGTCACGAAAGTTGCTCGACGCGGCGGCGGGTCAGTCGTGTGTGCTGTGTGATTCTGTTGGGACAGTAGTCGCAGCGCACTTACCGGGGGCGTTTTACGGAATGCCTGCGGGTACGGGTCAGAAGACCCACGACTGGCTCGCCGC